CTTTTGAAGGCGGGAATTTTTGAATAAAATGAATAAATAGCCATATAATCATTATGGTGTTTTTATGTCGCGTCCCAAACCTAGAGTAGTATTGAACTATACTGATCCCAAAACTTATAAAAGTGAACAAGTATTAGCAGCAACCGGAATTTATGCGGTATTCTATGATGGTAAACCCATTAATTTGAGAACTATTAAAAATAGTTTGTTGAGTGAAAATTCACTAAAATATAAAAAAAGCAGTTTTTCCAACCAGGGCCATGCTTTTAATTTGGCAGAAAAATTAAATCGAATGTTTAAAACAAACAAGTTTCAAGTTTTTCTTTTAAACAGCGGAGTTGAAATCAAAGAAGGTGAGTGATCGTTTTCCACAAGCAATATCTAGACAAGAAGTCACTGAAATAATCAATGACTTGAATCCTATTTTGCAGGAGTTAACTGTCCAGGGCCCCGATGAACACGCAAAACGAATTAAAGAATTGGCAGATCTGGTTTGGGTGAATCGAAGTTGGCAGTTAACCAAATTCGGTTTTGAATTATTGTCTCCACATTGGCCACCTATTACCGTTGAACTTCAAACCAAAACCCATCGAGAATTTCAAGCTGAAATGACACCCAAAGTCATAATTGGTTTGAATCGTTATATAGCAGGACCCTGGTTTTTTAAATCAGGTACTATGTTTCTTTGGAATCCAGAAGCAGCTTTTGAATTCCAATTATCCAGTGGAAATGTTCGAGCTTTTTGTACTTTTTGATTCATACTCGGTAGACAAACAAAAAAGTTGCCATATAATAGGCATACAACCCAAGAAAAAAGGTATTGGAATGTCTAAAGGTAATACGATTGATATCAGTGATTCAGTAGGACCAGCAGCACTTGCTGAAATGATCGATGTTTGTATCGATATGAAACGTCCGCTTATGATTTGGGCTGGACCAGGTGTTGGTAAGTCTGATATCGTTGCACAAGCAGCAAAAAAACAAAATCGACCACTTATTGATATTCGATTGCCACTGTTGGATATTACAGATGTCCGAGGCATTCCCTATCTAGCAGAAGTCAAAGTATATGATGAGACTGGTAAGTTGGTTCGTGATGATACAGGAGTACCATTAGTTGAAAAAGAATTCCGCTGGAGTAATCCCAGTGACCTACCAGTTGATCAAGCTAGTCGAGCACTGGTGTTTTATGATGAGATTTCAGCTGCTCCTCCCAGCGTGCAGGCAGCGACTTACCAAATGATTCTAAACCGACGTATTGGTAATTACCAATTGCCAGAACAATGTGCAATTATTGCAGCAGGTAATCGACTAAAAGACCAGGGTGTTAGCTACAAGATGCCAACTCCTCTCAGGAACAGGTTTACCCATGTTACACTTCAAACGACTTTTGAAGACTGGAAGATGTGGGCTATGCAAAACCGAATCCATCGAGATGTTGTGGGTTATATTTGCTTCCAACCCAACGATCTAAATTCGTTTGGTGAAAACATGGATTCTGAAGCATTTGCTACACCACGTTCCTGGGAATTTGTCAGCAAGTTCCTGCAGACAGTAGATGATGCGGGCAATATTCACGAAAAGGTCTGGAACACTGAATCAACACTGACTTCACTGGTAAATGGTACTGTGGGAGCAAGCCGTGGTTTGAAGTTCATGAAATATCGTGAACAAGCTGCCAAACTTCCCAATCCAGATGAAATCTTGACAGGCAAACTAACTGAACTTTATATCAAAGATATTGGTATTGTCTATAGCTTGATCACAAGCTGCATTTATCGACTTATTGAACTGGATAAGAAGGTTGCTACCAATCCCAATCCAGATTCGGTTAAAAAACTGAAGGAAATGGCCAACACATATTTGACATTCATTCTAAAGAATTTCGAACGTGAGCTGGCTGTCATGGGATGCAAAGGCATTTTGGGACACCCACACCAACCAACACAATACCGTGGTCGTGACTTGCCCATCTGGAAAGAATACACCAAAGAATTTGCAGAATTGATCGTCTAATGGCAAAAGCAGCAACAAAAACAAAAGAATTGACACCTGCTGAAAAAAGTCAGAAATCAGAACTGGCACGGCGACAAATTACTAAGGCCAGAATCAGCCTGCTTATGAAACATCCCTTCTTGGGGAATCTGGCAATGCATTTTGGTCTAGTAGATGCTACCGACGCAGGGTGGTGTCCTACGATGGCAGTGGATGGTCGAAAGATCTACTACAACGCTGACTTTGTTTTGGGACTAGCTGTTGAACAGTCTGGTGCACCATCAGAACTCATGTTTGTATTTTGTCATGAGCTGCTCCATTGTGCATTTGAACATTTTGGACGTCGTTCACTACGTGATCCAGACTATTGGAACATGGCAACTGATTTTATTGTTAACGGATTTCTGGAACAAGAAGGCATTGGCAAAATGCCCACAGAAATTGTGGTTGATAAAACTTCTGCGACCAAAGGACAACAGCGTGTTGGACTCTATGACAAGCGATATTGTGAACCCAATCTATGGACCAGTGAAGCTGTTTATGATGACTTGATGAAACGAAAGGTCAAGAAACAGCTGACTCTGGATGTTCATATTCCCATGGCAGGATCTGGTGATCCCGAAGATGGGGAAAATCCGGGCGGACAAAGTATGCCCAAAATTAATGATACTGATCTAGAAGAAATTCGCGAACACATCAAGTCAGCGCTGATTAGTTCAGCGTCGGCGGCAGCAGGTAATATGTCAGCTGGCCTGCAACGACTGCTCAACAATTTTCTAACACCAGAAATCAATTGGCGAGAACTACTGCAATCAACTATCAACAGTTGTATGTCAGACGATTATACCTTTATGAAACCCAATCGTCGATTCACAGGCACTAATATTTTCATGCCAGTTCTTAATGTGGATGAAACAATTGATGTACAAGTTGCAATTGACATGAGTGCATCAATCAGTGATAAAGTGGCTAGGAAATTTTTGACTGAAGTCTGGGAAATCATGGAAGTCTATTCTCAGTTTAAAATTGGTGTTTTGTGCTTCGATACCAATATTCACAACTACCAAGAATTCACACATGAAAACAAACAAGAGTTTTTAGGTTATGAATGCCGAGGTGGCGGTGGAACTAGTTTTGAAGCCGTCTGGGAATATTGGCAACAAAATGAAATCTTGCCAAAGAAAGCAATTTGGTTCACAGATGGATATCCAAATTATGGCTGGGGACCTTCTGACTACTGTGACACACTTTGGATTATCGCAGGCGGGCATGGATCTCGTATTGTTCCACCATTTGGAGCATATGCCTATATTGACCTATTAGCAGATTTTGATTGATGACAATTGTTGGTCTGTGATATGAAGAACCCGATTGGAGTGAACTTTCAAAAATTGTCCATAGATATAAACAATCTAACCACTATTCAAGATGTAATCGCATGTTGGGTGTTTGAAGATTTCAAAAGCCTGTATCAACAAGATATGTCGTATGAACATTATATTATGCATCTTTCTTCAGACTACGACCATTCACCGACCAATTTTTCTAGATTGTTGACTCAGAAAGGAATTGATAATGAAACTTGGTATATGGCATGCCTTGTTGTGTCTGTATATGGGCACGGAGTAATTGTTGACATTGACGAGGAACATCTATTAGAATTGAAGATGACATATCTATAAGGAAAATAATGACGACGCCCGGCGACTATAAATCACAACTCGAAGAATTGACTGTTCAAATTTGCCTACTGGTGAGTGAAAAACTCTACATGAGTATAAAAGACCAGGATATGAATCCTGTGGAAAAATCACGCATTATCAATATGATTGAAGATCAATTGCCAACCGTCGTTACAAACGCAATTGCCAAAACTCCCAGTTTACATACAGCTTCGGGAATTGATGAACTTCAGAAAAATTTGGATAGTTGGGCAGAAACATTTGCTAGGCAATTCCTAGGAAGGATCTAATCCATGTATTTGATGGTATATCCAGAATCTCTTAATTTTTTTGTAATTATGCCATAACAAAGCATATCTATTACAGAACTATATTTTAATCCCAACTGAATACATGTTACTTTTAAATTGCCAAAACAAACAATTTCGGTACCGTCAGGACAAATAATAAGTATATTTCTAGCACGAGGATTATTTGCACCAGAATGATCGCGCCCTTTCATAGAATTTGATCTTTGTTGTTTTAATTCAGTTGCTTTTTCAACCCCATATAATTCTTCATATGATTTACCTCTGAAATTTTTAATTGCAGCTTCACTAAAAATTTTTTTAGCTTCTTCAGTATGTGTTTTTCCCCACATTCCATTTGATTCTCCGGGATGAGATTTTCTAAGAGAAAGAGTTGGATCATTTAAATGTGCGTTTTTATTACGGATAGATACCTTTAGTCTTTCATCAGGATCACTGAAGAACCTTTTACGATTCTCAGATATCTTTTTTCGAGTTTCCATAGACACAGACATTGTAGCGCATCCATCTCCACCATCTGTTTTATTCATCAATATGCCGGTTCCCAAGTTTTTTCTTCCATACCAACGTATCATTTGCCGTTCTACCGCTAATGCACCCACTTCAGTTAAATTAGATTCTAGTATAACAATCATATTGGTGTCTGTTGGGATATGTATATTTTTATGTTTACCCCATGCTCTTTTACCTTTTCCTTTACCAATATAATATGGAGTTCCTGCATTTGCTGTTGCAGAATCTTTACTTCTTAAATAAGCATATACATAATAATCAAGAGGTGGGGTTTTTGCAGAATAAATAGTCATGCTGATGCTCCTATAAGCGTTAGAGTAGTTGGGGATTCCCGTCCCGCGAACTACATCTTCTATTTAGCAATTGACTTTAATTTGCATTTCTACTATAATTCTTTAAAATATAGGTATAATAATGATAAAGATAACTTTATTATCGGATTGCCATCTGGAGTTCGGCAAGTTCCGACATACGCCACCAGACTGTGATGTAGCAGTACTAGCCGGTGACATGGGAGTGGGATCGATGGCACTGCCTTGGATTGAACGAACTTTCTTGGATAAGAATATACCTGCTATCTATCTAGCCGGAAACCATGAATTCTATGGAAGAGATATTGTTTACCATACAGAAGAACTACGCGACAAATGTCAAAAACGAGGAATTCATTTTCTACAAAACACCGCCGTTGATATCAATGGGTATATTTTTGTGGGAGGAACTCTTTGGACAGACTTCAATCTATTCGGAAACCAACCTCTAGCCATGCTGGATGCTCCCGCACAAATGAATGACTATAACCAAATTACGTTTGGTGGTCAGAAACTAACGCCTGAAAATATTCTAGCAGAGCATCAGCAAACTAGATTTTTTATTGAATCATTTTCAAACAAGCCTGAACAAAAAACGATTGTAGTAACACACCATCCAGCAATTCCTGAATGTATAAATGAACGTTTTAAAAATTATACCAATAATCCCTATTATACAAGTCGGTTATATTCCACTATTGAACAGGTAAATCCGCTAGCTTGGTTCAGTGGTCATATGCATGACAGCTTCGACTTTAAGCTAGGTGATACTCGATTCGTTTGTAATCCACGTGGTTATGTGGGGCATGAATTGAACCCAGTTTTTGATCCAAATTTAGTGGTTGAAATTGACTAGTTTGCCCAAATCAGATCTAGGAGTTAATGATCGTTTTTGTCTAAAATGGTGGAAAATTGATGAAACTTCACTGTCATCAATTACTCCTATTCATGATCCCAAGACGGCGGTATGTATTGTTAGCTTTTCAGAAATGGAGCTGACTGCTATTCGAGGTTGGTTACATCAAAATCAGTGGCAAGCAGTACCCGGGTTGATAAGCAATTATTCAGACAGTGATGTTGGGGGGTTTGATAACAAAGAAATCAGCATTTTGATGCATGAATATTTGTTTTGGTCATTTAATAATTTGTTGTCAGCAATCCCACCCCGAACTCATGCAGTTAGAATTTGGTCAGATGATGACACGTTATTCGAGTATTTTAGAAAACTGGAATGGGAAATTAATATCAAAGTGTTTTCTGAAAAATGGACAAACAATGTGATTATATCTGGGTCTGAAGAACACATATTTGAAATCATAATGAGTTTACCACAAGGAATTGTTTATGAGAGGGTTGACTCAGACTAGAATCATGTTATGAATGTGTAACCAAACAAGGAACACTGACATGACAGCTCTTGCAAATTCACGCCCAATTAGACAATCTATCAATCGAACATTGACAGCAACCCAAAAAGCAGTTCTTGAAATGGCTGCATGTGCTTACTTCATCATTTCAGTAGTAATTGCAATTTTTGTGAAAATGTTGGTTCCGCACATCACCATTCTCGCGTTGATTTACCTCGGCATTGCTTGGCCTGCTTGGATGATCCCTGCAGGCATCACCGCCGTCCATCAACATATGAATTTTTAAGGAAAACAAATGAGCATGTTTGAAGTACTGGTACTCCCAATTGATTCAGTTTATGATCATCCGGGCGCTGATCGTCTTTCAATCTGTCGAATTCGCGGATACGAAGCAATCACTGCCAAGGACGAAATGGGCAATCATCGATTTGCTGCCGGTGAACTGGTTGTTTATGTTCCAGAAAATGCAGTTATCCCGCTGGATGTTCTCAAGGATCGAGGCTACTGCAATGAAAATGGGCAGGGCATGCTGGCTGGAAGTCAAGGAAATCGTGTTCGAGCAATTCGTTTAAGAAATGTTGTGTCACAGGGGCTGGTTTGGAAAGTTGAAAAACATGTGAATGAACAGGAAGAGGAATTCTATTCAGTTAAGAAACCCATGCGGATCGCCGCGCTGGGAACAAACAGCTATTCTGAAATTCCGGTAGAGCTCTATTCCAACGTGGCTGAATTCTTTGGTATTCAAAAATACGAAGAACCCATCCCGTCATCAATGTCTGGACAACTGTTTGCTTGTCATAAAGCACAATTTTCATATGACATCGAAAATTGGCAAAACTACCCCGAATTCCTGGCAAATGATGAAGTGGAAGTGCTGGAAAAAATTCATGGTTCTCACGTTCGTATCAGTTATATCCCTGGCCTGAATAATCCTGAAGCATTCGCGAATGGTGATGTTGTGATTTCTAGCAAAGGTCTGGGCGCCAAGGGCCTAGTATTCAAGAACGTAGAGGAAAATATTCAATCTAACCTCTATGTTCGAACAGTGTTGGAAAGTGGATTTATTGAAAGAATGATTGCGCATTGTGATCGAACCTTTGCTGGTGCACCAGTTCATATCCTGGGAGAAGTGTTTGGTCGAGGAGTTCAAGACCTACATTATGGTGCACAAAAGCCTACCTTCCGAGCATTTGACATGGCTGTGCTTTTCAACGGCAACGTGTCCTATATGGACACAGATCGTAAAATTGCTAACTTTGCTGCCATGGGAATTGAACGCCCTCCAGTTCTTTACCGAGGTCCCTGGGATCTTGAAATTCTAACACAACTTCGCGATGGTGTGACACTTGTGGGCGGCGGCAACATTCGAGAAGGTATTGTCATCACTTCAACTGGCGATCAATCTCCGCGAATGGCAGATGAAAAGCACACTCTGCGTCCAATTCTAAAAATGGTTAGCCCCGTGTACCTTACCCGAAAGGGCGGAACTGAACTTCAATGATTTGCGTTTTAGAAGTGGTATGCATCGTAATTGTTGCCCTTATGTTAGCGTTTGAAGAAGTTTGGTTGAATCAGATTGGATTAGGAATTTTTTGGCAAATTGCTATTACGGCGGTTTCCTTATTTGCGTTTCCCACAATTTTGGTATTTATGGCTTTTCGTGAAATTGCTTTTAAAAATTGGAAAATAAATATTCCCTATGCCATTAATGTGATCATTAACAGTATTGTTTTTAAACATGATCTTATCATATTGGTTGATGAGCGTGGAAATAAAAGATTGTCGTGCTTATATGAAGATACATTTGAATCTGATCGTTTGTGGTGTTCATTTCAGATTGGCAGATCACGCGCAGAATATATAGAAATATTTTCAACTGGTGAAGTAGATTTGGTTTATCAGACCAATTACCTTAGGATGGTACGTTGGGAATATTTCAATCCTGAGTTAGAATTAGAACGAAAGATGATTTATGGGAGTATGTGAGTAAATGCCACTCGTATTAGTTATTTTAGTTGGTATGAGTCCAGTTATGTTTTCATTTATTGCAACATACCTATATATGAATGACATCAATATTGGATCCTGGAGAATAAATATTTTTCAATTTATTCCAACTGTATTCAACGGGTTCATTTTGCAAAATGTAGTTGTTATTTTATATGATTTTGAAAACAAAAAAAGATTATCAAATATTTATCGATTGGATAGGGTTATAACTGGATATAGATGGTTTGGGAAATATCGTTTTATTTCGACAGAATATTGTGAACTATTGGTTAATGGATCGGTTGATGACGAAATGCATCATATTGTACGATGGGAATATTTTGATAAAGAGCGAGAATTAGAAAGAAAGATGACTTATGGATAGCATCAGTTTAAATGATTTGATTGCAAATGTTTTGGTTCCTACATTAGTTGCGATTTTATTTTTGATCATTTTGGCGGTTATAACTGACATTTTCTTTTTGATACTACGTAATTTGAATGACATCAAACAATATATCAAATGTAAACTTGGATTTGTTGTGAAGATAGAAGTACGAGATCGATTTGATAATAGAGCAATCATTTTTGTTGACCGTCAAAAGTTGGATTCACAGACTGATCCGAAAACTGTCATATATAAAGGTTTTGTATTTGATGATTATACACAAATCATATTGTATTTAGATGGGACTGGCCACAGAAATTTCAGAATATTAAAATTTCACTCGGAAGATTTCTTCTGGGATCCTGTTGACCCTAAAAGAAAATTAGAACATCAAATCATTTGGGGATCAATTGCAGATCGTCAATCAAAGTAACCGGGGTATTTTTTAGCAAAGTTTCGCATTATAATACCAGCCCCGGCATTGGCTTCATTTTCATGACGACTGCCTGTGGACCCAGAATCAGCACTCAGTTCACCAGCAATATTTTGTTTATAGTGAATTAATTCATGTGCCAGGGTTCTAAACACGTCAACCGGATGACGATTCAAACAACTGACCACAATAGAATTGTCATTTGGGTTAAATGAACCAAATGATGGTTGTTGAGTTTCTACTCTTTTTTTAGTAATGAATTCAATGCGTGGTATGTCAGTTAATTTCAATCCACGCATGACATAGCGAACAAATTTTTTACTCAATTCTTCATAATCAATTTCAGATGACTCTAATAATGGTCGATCAACTGAAATAAAATTCGTCAATGCCTTAGAAACTTGGTCAACTGAATTTTCCACAGAATCAATGGTTTCTAAAGCAGTCATTATTTTTCGTATTTCAGTGGTTGTCATCTAGCTATTTATCTATTTGACAAGTTTAGGAAAACCAGCTATTGTGAAACACAAGAACGAGGTTACCAAATGTTTTATGATTTTCCGCGTATTGAATTTTTGTCAGATGTGCTTCCTGCGATTGAAGGCCGAGATGAATTTATCGTGGCTCGTCGTGATTGGGGACACGTTGTAAATTATATGGTTAACTTCGCTGATACATTTCCTGATCCTAATTCTGCACCAGATTCAATGACAGCCCGCAATTGGGCAATTCGGCGCGAATGTCGAGGAATTCTGTTCAACAATGAACGGCGCATTATCAGCCGTCCTCTTCATAAATTCAAGAATGTTGGTGAAAGTGATGATTGCCAACCACATTTGATTGATCTTGGTCAGCCACACAAAATTTTGGAAAAGCTGGATGGTTCTTTTGTGCGACCACTGGCCTTGCCCAACGGCGAATGGACAATGGCCACAAAGATGGGTGATACGGATATTGCTCAGATGGCTCAAGAATGGGTTAAAACGCGAAAGAACTATCGGGAATTCTGTGAACTTATGATTCAAAATCACTGTACTCCAGTTTTTGAGTTTTGTAGCCGAAAGCAACGAATTGTAATTGATTACCCGGTTGATCGCCTGGTACTGCTTGCCGTTCGAAACAATGTAACGGGTGAATATCTTCCACTTGATGAATTTGTCAATTGGGATCTTGATGTTGTTAAAGAACGACCAGGATCAGTTGACGATATTCATGAGCTTGTTGAAACCACTCGCCCAATTATCGGTCAAGAAGGTTGGGTGCTTCGTTTTGATACTGGCCATATGGCAAAGATCAAGGCGGCTGATTATGTGCGTATTCACAAGGCACGAGATAGCCTGTCACAGGAAAAGAACGTGATTGATTTGATTCTAAATTCAGCAACCGATGATATCAAATCCATGTTGCCGGATGAAGAACGTCAGCGTCTGGAAATTTATGAAACTGGTTTTTGGCAGGGGGTTTCTGAAACTGTTGAACGCTATCAAAACATGTTTGATACTGTGTTCGTTGAACAATGTGGTTCAGAACGCAAGAGATTCGCGGTTGATGTTGTTCCTGGTTTGACTGATTCATGGGCGGCTGGTATTATATTTGCAGCCGCAGATGGCAAGTCGATTCGAGAACAAGTTATTGATCGTATTGTGAAGAGTTTGTCTACTCAGACCAAGGTTGACAAGGCAAGAAGCTTGTGGAACAATGCTGTGACATGGAATTATTCTTGGGATGGTGATGCATGAGTGAAAAAATTGCTCTTTCATTAGACAAGATTGAGGAGATGTTGGAATCAGATCCCAGTTTGATTCGATTTCTTGAACCACAGTCTGAAACTCTACAAAGGATGGCTATTAATTGTTACTATGAAAAACACAAAAAACACAAAAGTAACACGTGGTATAACTCACGGTATGCAAGTCCCCTAAGAGAATTTTGGGAAGAACATATTGCTGGCCATACTAATAGTCGAGAAGTCAAATTACTAGCTCTAAGTTTCGACGCCAATTTGATGGAATTGTTTCACGAATATTCAGCTGATCCCGAATTTCAAAAGACGGCAATCGATTCTGCTAAAGGTAGAGGAATCTTTGAATTCTTTACAGACGTCAGCCCAGAGGTCATGTCATTAGGTATCAAAAAATGGTATAGTGCAATGACAGACTATGTTCTAGAAATGCCAAATCCACCCACTTCACTTTTGGAAGAACTAATTGATGAAAGTTATTCTACCATATATCTTATATCCAAATCCAAATTCGTAACTCGAGATCTTTTGATGCGAGCTGTTGAAGTATCTGGTCGAGCAATCAATTATATTCCGGATGAACTGATTTTCCCAGAACTACTGGAAACGGCGATAAGAACAACACCCAGTGCAATAAAATGTATCAACAAGCCCAATGATGAACTAGTGTATCTAGCAATTGATCTTCAACCAAGTGTTGTTTTGGATTTGGGCAAACCTCCCAAATATGAATATCAATTAGCGGCAGTCAAAAAGGATGGTCTACTATTACGGCATTTCAAGTCCAGAGCCCGACGTGAAGTACAGTATCAAGCTATTTGCCAAAATCCTGAAGCGTTGAAATATGTGAAGAACCCGACTATGGAAATGAAATTGATCGCTGGATAAACAAATCCCTTATAAATAAGGGATGGGAATTGAATTAATTAAAGCTCCACATATAAGATCGTCTGAAAAACAGGATCTTTTTAAATCATTTGTTAGATGTGAGGCTGATCCACTTTATTTTATGAACACTTATATGAAAGTACAATACCCTGTTGTCGGGGTTCTGCCATTTACTGCTTATCCTTTCCAAGAAAAAATGATTGATATATTTCATAATTATCGTCAATCTATATTTATGATTCCTCGCCAAAGTGGGAAATCAACTTGTGCAGCAGGATATTTGCTGTGGTATGCCATGTTTAATTCCGATGTAACGGTTCTAATTGCGGCAAACAATTTTAAAGCAGCTAGTGAAATTATGAGTCGCATAAAATTTGCCTATGATGAAATGCCAAATTTTATTAAGTCACATATGACGGTAAACAATGTACAGAGTGTTAAATTTGAAAATAAAAGTCGAATATTGGCTTATGCTACAACACCAGAGACGGCCAGAGGAATGAGTCCTTCACTGATGTTTTTGGATGAATTTTCCTTCGTTAAGAAACGCATAGCAGAAGAATTTTGGACATCTATCAGTCCATCATTATCAACGGGCGGAAAGTGTATTATTTGTTCAACACCTAACAGTGATGAAGACAAATTTGCTGAAATATGGAATGGAGCAACTAATACAATTGATGAATGGGGAAACCCAATACCCGATGGCGTTGGTAGAAATGATTTTAAAGCATTTACTTGTCACTATAGTGATGTCCCTGGACGAGACGAAGCTTGGGCCACAAAAGAGAGAAATAAGGTGGGGGCCGATAAGTTTGAAAGAGAATTTGGCTGTAAATTTATCACGGCAGATGAAACATTGATTGCTCCAGCTAAACTAGCTAAATTGAAATCCCGTAAACCTGAATTCACAACTCACCAACATGTACGCTGGTATCAATCAGTTGAAAAAGGCAAAACCTATTTGCTTGCTCTAGATCCAAGTGCAGGTGTTAGAAAAGATGACAGTGTGATTCAAGTATTCATGTTACCAGACATGATTCAAATAGCTGAATGGTCTAATAATAATACGTCCCCCAAAAAACAAACACAGATGTTAAAAGACTTGGTCAATTATATACATGATGAATTAAAAACACTGGATCCAAAATCCGAACCTGACATCTACTATACTTTTGAAAACAACTCAGTTGGTGAAGCCATCATTGTCAGCTTACATGAAATTGGTGAAAATACTATCAATGGACAGTTAATAAATGAACCAGGTTTGAAAACAACAAAGAAACGAAAAGGATTAAACACAAATACTAGAACTAAAGTTCAGTCATGTACTCGATTAAAAACGCTGATAGAAACTGACCGTATGACTCTTAACAGTGAATTGATAGTACGTCAATTAAAATTTTATGTATCCAAAGGAGATAGTTTTGGTGGTAAGATTGGTGAACATGATGATGCAGTATCCGCCACCCTATTATGTGTTCGATTGATGCAAATTGCAACCAGTTGGGATGAATCAATTGCCAGTATTTTTCGAGATGATGAAGAAGAATCATTCAGAGAACCACTGCCATTTTCCTTCATGAGGTTGTGATCATTATGCAGGATATGCTGTAACAAATCTTAAAACATCTTCATTACCAGTATCAATCATCCATCCGGTAATTATCTTTATTGTTCTACCATTGGGTGCAATTATATCCCCAATAATTTCATATTTTTTACCATGCGGTGTTGATTTATGAAATACAAGTTCGTTATTTTCTGCTAATTCGTAAATATCTGTTTTAAGTTGTTCCCAATTAGATAAATCATAACCAAATAAGTTGAAAAATTTTTTCTTTCCTGGATCTTTTAAAAGGTAATCGACAATTTTTGAATCATGAATTACTATCATATTTTTCTCAAAAACTTCCCATTGATTACAAATGTGTCTGAAATATCAGGAAATTCAATATCATAATCATCATTTGGGAAACACCAAACTATAGTTCCAGTACGCCCTTTTTTTAGAAGTATATTATCAACTTTTATAGTCTTTATCAATTGAATTTTATCAAGTTCATTAAATGATTTCTTAGGAAAATCTATATCAATCTTGATTTTGTTTCTTTGTTTTTTTTCTAAATCTTGTGCTTCATCTATAATAGATTTTTCTATTTTTTCAAATTTTTCTAACAACTTTCTATACCAGTCTGACATATTTAAATCCTTTTATATATTGTGATTATACGAATATATTTATCGTTATCAATATAGGTTTGCGATGTGAATTCAATTTGATAAATATTTGTTACTGGAGAAATACGAATGAATATTGATTGGAATGATGTTAGTGAACGAATATTGGGAATAGTCAAAGGCTTGGAAGAAAGCCACGTTCAAACGTTTGACCAAGATGGTGCAACTACTAAAGACATGTCTGAAATGCGACGAATGTTTGTTACGGTTGCAAATGCTGACACTGAAAAACAAAATTTAAAAAGCTATAGTTATTTGATTATTTTTGTTGAAGACGGTGCAAAGAGTCAGATCGATATTAAAATTCCTGATGCTAGTGTGATTGGTAATGTGAATTTCAATAAAATGTTGACTAAGATTGAATTGATCAGATCAGTTGGTAAGCACTGTGGTTTGTCTATTCACATGGCGAAATTTAATCGAGACATTGAACCCAAGTTTGGTCTATTAAGGGAACAGGTTGAGTTGCAGGAATATTTCAATTCTTTTTCAGCTAATTTGGATTTTCTAAAAAAAAAGTTTTAGAAACCGCATTAGATGATTGGCAACTGTTGCCAGAAGAACAGAAATATGAAGAAATAAAAAACAATCCCTATTGGATATTTAATCTATTTAATCCAAGTAGTGGATTAATCAAATGTGCAATTGATCAGTTTAATACAATTCATAATGATTCAATGATCATTGGAGATATGCTGGATACTTGGCCAAAATTAATTACTGAAGATATTTTGATATATGCAGTTGAAAAATATCGAACTGCAATTGAATATATTCCGAACCCAAGTATTCGAGTTATGTTAGCTGCTGTTAACGCCGATCCATATTCAATTTCATATATAAAACATCCCCCAGCAATGATACAGTGGGTTGCTGCAAAAAAAGATTACCAGATAGTTCCATATTTGATTAAACGGGAAGACTTAGCACCGTCTATAAAAGACTGGTACAATAATTTGCCTGGTGTGATTCAACTGGTTGAAACAAATAACAAATCAGCTGATCCTAATACCTGGAGTGATGAAGAACAAATCAAATGGGTATTGGAAAATACAAGGAGATTTGCCAAAATTAAAAATCCATCTGTTAAAGTTCAAATGGCTGTTGTAGAAGAGTTTTATGATGCGATCAAATATATCAAATCTCCATGTTTAGAAATACAACTGTGTGCAGTTAAAAAAGATGGCAGGGCAATTGTTTATATCAAAAATCCCAGTTTAGACGTTCAATTAGCTGCGGTACAGGAATTTGGAGATGCAATTCAATATATTAAAAGCCCAAGCTTGGAAATTCAATTAGCTGCGGTTCAACAAAATGGTAGTTCAATATGGTTTATTATTAACCCCAGTCCACTAGTCCAATATGCAGCAATTAAACAAGATCCAAATTCAATTCTTTATATAAAACCACACGCATGTATTGATCCTGGCTTACTGGAAAAATATGGCTGTTATTTAAATGAATCATTAACCGAAACAAAGAACAAATCAGCTGATCCCAATGATTGGACAGAAGAACAACAAATCGCGTTTGTTGAAAAAAAAGCAGATAATATTAAACAACTAGAGAATCCCAGTATATTAGTTCAGATAGCGGCTATTGGAAAATATAAAAAAGCCCGTCAATATATTAATAATCCTGCAATCTCAGTTGATCCCAATGATTGGACAGAAGAACAACAGATTGCTCTTGTTGAAAGACGGGGAGTTTATATTGGGAAGATTAAGAATCCGAGTGTATCAGTTCAATTAGCTGCGGTTAATAAAGATTGTGAATCTTTAAAATATATTGAAAATCCCAGTTTAGAAGTGCAATTGGTTACTGTCAATAAAATCGGTGTTGCGATAAAATATATTGAAAATCCCAGTTTAGAAGTGCAATTGGCAGCAGTAAATCAAAACGGTGTTGCGATAATATATATTGAAAATCCCAGCGTAGAAGTGCAATTGGCAGCAGTAAATCAAAATGGATATATAATTGATTATATAAAGAATCCTAGTATTGGAGTTCAGTTGGCAGCAGTAAATCAAAATGGATTTGCAATTTCTAAAATACCACATCCTACACCACTGATACAATCAGCAGCATGTAGACAAAACTATTACTCCATTAATTACATAAATCCACGATCATGTATTGACCCCAGTCTACTGGAGAAATATGGTGAATACTTGAGATAAATATCATGAATATTGAATCAATAGTCGGCCATTTTGCATAAATAGTTCGTCGGCGCTGTGTGGATCACAGTGAACGTCTTAACATTAAATGAAAGCAAAACAAAATGGCAAAAACTTTAAAAGAAATTCAAGCAAAATTATTAGAACAAGAAGCAAAACGAGAAAAAGGTAAAACAGGCAACTTCCAAAACAACAATTTAACTTATGCATTTTGGAACAACCCCGAAAATTCATTAGCAACAACACGTTTCCTACCAGATGAAGATCCAACTAATGATTTCTTCTGGAGAGAAAAACTAACAATTCGACTTCCCTTTGCAGGAATCAAAGGTGAACGTGATTCCAAAAGAACAGATGTGGTGGTTCCTTGCACCAACATGTGGGAAGACAGGTCATGTGGTATTACAGCCGCAATTGCTCCATGGTGGAAAGATTCTTCACTGGAAGACATGGCTCGCACATATTACCGGAAGAAATCTTTTCTACTACAGGGATTTGTTACAAAGAATCCCAACCCAGATGACACCACACCTGAAAATCCTATTCGACGTTTTGATATCAATCAAGAATTGTTTGATATTATTAAAGGAATTTTGCTACGCCCTGATCTGGAAAATTCACCAACCGACTATGAAAATGGTCGTGATTTTGATATTTCCAAAACCATCAAAGGCAAGTGGCCCAACTATACTTCCAGTTCATGGCATATGAAAGAACGTCCACTTTCAGCTGATGAACTACAGGTAATTGAAACACATGGTCTTTATACTCTAAATTCTTGGTTGCCACAAAAACCAGATGAAGCTCATAAAACAGCTATCATGGAATTGTTTGAAGCCAGTGTTGATGGTGAAATGTATGATCCAGATCGTTGGAGCCAATACTATAAGCCACGTGGATTTAAAGCTGAAACCAGTGATCAACCAACTGGCCAAGCTAATCAAACAGCTAAAACAGAAACTACTGTTCCTTCTGCAAGCTCAATATTGAGCCGAATGAAAGCAACACCAATTGTTGAAGAAGAAGTAGATACTACTCCTGAACCAACTCCGAGTTCTACTAGTGAAAAGAAAACGCCAGAACAAATACTGGCTGTAATTCGAAGCCGCCAACAAGCTTCTCGATAATACAATTTAAGTTAGGGGATACTGGTAACGGTATCCCCATTTTAAACCCTTTTCAAACTGGAGAATAATAGTGAAGCCGTTCGACGTATCGAAATTCAGGAAAAATATAACTAAAAGTATAGATGGTATCAGTGTGGGATTTCATGATCCCAAGACTTGGATATCAACAGGTAATTATGCACTAAACTATGTAATCAGTGGTAACTTCAATCGTGGAGTGCCATTAGGCAAGACCACAATTTTGGCCGGGGAGTCAGGAAGTGGCAAAAGCCTCCTAAGCGCCAATATTATTAAAAATGCACAAGATCAAGGAATATATGTAATTCTAGTAGATAGTGAAAATGCTCTAGATGAAGATTGGCTAAAAGCTTTCAATGTAGATACTTCCGAAAGTAAATTGTTGAAGTTTAACATGGCTATGATTGACGATGTTGCTAAGATGATCAGTGAATTCGTCAAAGAATATCGCGGACTTTCTGAAGCAGATCGTCCCGAAGTACTTTTCGTAATTGATAGTTTGGGCATGTTGATGGTTCCAACTCAACAAGATCAATTCAATGCTGGTTCACTACGTGGTGACATGGGATTAAAGCCCAAAGCACTCAAAGCTCTAATTACAAACTGCGTGAACATGTTTGGTGATTTGGGTATTGGGCTGTTGGCTACCAACCATACGTATGCAAGTCAATCACAATACGCACCAGATGATATTATTTCCGGAGGATCTGGTCCTATTTTTGCTGCTAGTATTGTAGTGAGTATTAAAAAAGGCAAGCTTAAAGAAGATGATGATGGCAACAAAACAACAGACGTGCATGGTATTCGTTCCATGTGTCAAGTTGCTAAGACACGTTATTCAAAACCATTTGAGAAAATTGAGTTGAAGATTCCCTATGCAGGAGGACTGGATGAATATTCGGGTCTACTAGATCTGGTCGACGGCGCCGGTTTACTTGTCAAAGAAGGCAACAGCCTGATTTATACCCTTCAAAATGGAGAGAAGCTGAAATATTTCAGAAAAGCTTGGAATCAAAACAAAAATGGCTGCTTGGATCTAATTATGGCTGACATACAAGCACTTGAAGGCGGTATGTTCAGGCATGCTGATACTATACAGATTGATATTGAAGAATAGTTAGTAGGTAAACGTTGTCTGAGCCTAACAATATAAAATATTATGGATTTATATATAAAACTACTCTTCCAGATGGCAGGTTTTATATTGGTCAACATAAAATACGAAGCCACAAAACCATGGATCAATATTATTTGGGATCTGGATTGTTATTAACATACTATATTAAAAAACATGGTAAAACTGGCATCATGAGAGAGATATTAGAATTTGCAAAGGATTTGAATGAATTGAATGCTTTGGAATTCAAGTATGTTACTAAAGAACTTATAGATGATCCATTGAGCTTGAATATTGATTTGGGAGGTAGAAACCTAAATACTCGTACTCCAGATGTAAGTACAAGAATTGGAAAATCAATATCTGAACTTAGAAAAAATAATCCAGAACGTTATCCATCTCGTACTGGTATCACAAACAGTATAACGAACAATATTCAATGGCGAGTGATTTCCCCTGCGGGTGAAATTTTTGAATTTATTGGTGGATTTAAGAAATTTTGTATTGATAATAATTTATCACCCATAACTATGGGAAAAGCAGTAAAAGACGGATGGATACCAAAAAGAGGTTCATCTTCTGGATGGCAAGCATTTAATTTGACGACTGGTGAAGGAACAACCAGAGAAGTTAAAAACGTTGGAAAATACAGATCTGGAGAAAACAACCCAATGTTTGGTAAAACTCATTCAGATGAATATAAGGAAAAATTGCGTATTAGAATGACTGAAAATAATATTAATAAAAAAATTGAAGAAGAAGAGGAATAAAATGGATATATCAATCATACTGGATGTTTGGGAAGTATTGAATGAAAACTTACCAACCAACAAAAAAGAAGATGCAGCAAACAAGCTGATCAAAGTATTTTCTGATCACGCATTTGATCTAGATGACTTAGAACAAGTCCGAGGTGAAGATCACTATCTGGACATGGCACTAGATCATTTTACTGAAACCGATCCTGATGAAGAGGTTGAAGAAGAATAAATGTGGTATAATCGAGTAGTTGATGACATGTCGAGAGTCACAGACGCTATCGCTTATTATAATGAAGAACTGGTAACTGCATTTGCTGAAACAAAAATTTCAGGCAAGTTGGAAACTCAGTCTCAAAATATAGGTGGGTTTATGGCTCACCGATATGCTCAACTACAAGATTTGGAAGCTATCCTGAAGTATTTTAATCATCGATTGGATCGAATGCGAAGTGGTCATTATCGCAAATATTTGGAAGCTTACAATCGAGAACTAACTGATCGTGCAATTGAAAAATACATTGATGGTGAAGCAGATGTTAATGACATGTATGACATTATTAATGAAGTTGCACTTGTTAGAAACAAATATTTGGCGGTCATCAAAGGACTGGACACTAAACAGTTTCAAATTGGACATATTGTAAAACTACGAGCAGCTGGTCTGGAAGATGCCCAGATGGAAAATAATGATCGATGAAAATAGCAAAAATTATTATTGAAGATGAAGTCAACATTTCAGTTAAAGGGCTGGAATTGGCTGAACGCCGTCAATGTGTCAATGCCTTAAAATATTTCATTCCTGGTGCTCGATATTCAGCAGCATTTAAATTGGGACGATGGGATGGAACCAAAAGCTTTATGACTATTGGTGGAAGAACATATTTGAATCTACTTGATCGCATCTTGCCCATTATTCAAACAGCTGGTTATGAAATTGAATTAGAAGATCAAAGACCAGCGTTCGATTTTTCATTAAAGACTATTGATGAAAACTATCATGCAGGCAAAACTTGGCCAGCCGGTCACAGATTTGAAGGTCAACCAATTGTACTTCGTGATTATCAAGTCGAAATAATTAATCATTTTGTTGAAGGTCCCCAATCCATATATGTTGCAGCTACTGGAGCCGGAAAAACTCTAGTAACAGCAACTTTGAGTTCTATTGTTGAACCCTGGGGCAGATCCATTGTGATTGTGCCCAATATCAACCTGGTTGAACAGACTGAAAAAGACTATATCAATCTGGGACTGGATGTGGGTGTATTGTATGGTGATCGAAAAGAATATGATCGCACACATACCATCTGTACTTGGCAGAGTTTGAGCGTTTTAGATAAAAAATCCAAGGACTGTTTGGATGATGGTCAACTAGTAGTTTTCATGAAAGACCTAGTGTGTGTAATATGTGATGAAGTACATATGAGCAAAGCTGAAGTGTTGTTTAAACTACTAACACAGAATTTCGCTAAAATACCACTGAGATGGGGATTGACTGGTACACTGCCTGAATTAGAACAAGATAAATTCAGCCTTTTAGCTGCACTGGGTCCAGTCGTTGGGGAACTACCTGCTCATGAATTGCAGGCGCAAGGTGTTTTGGCAAATTGTCATGTCAATATCCTTCAAACACGTGAAACACAAGTATTTGGAAAATACCCTGATGAACTAAAATTCCTAACTACAAATGAAGCTAGACTCAAATGGTTAGCTGATAGAATAATGTTAATCAAAGATTCTGGTAATACCGTGGTTCTAGTAGACAGAATTGAAACTGGCAAGCGATTAGCTGAGTTAATTCCCAATAGTGTATTTGTTAGTGGTAGTGTAAAGACTGCAAAAAGATCAGAAGCCTATGACTCTATTAGAGTAGCCGATGATCAAGTTGTTATCGCTACTTTTGGAGTTGCGGCGGTTGGACTTGACATTCCGCGAATATTCAATCTAGTAATGGTTGAGCCCGGAAAAAGTTTTATTCGAGTGATACAAAGTATTGGGCGTGGACTTCGAATGGCAAATGACAAGGATCATGCCATGATTTACGATATTACTAGTACATGCAAGTTCAGTAAACGTCATTTGACTGCTCGCAAGAAGCACTATGATTCAGCAAAATATCCCTATACAACAGAAAAAATAAATTATTTGATTTAGGTACTGAAAATACAGGTAAATATTCAGCAAAAATTAACAAAAAGCTGGAAATGAGAGTATTAACAAACGAAAATCAAACTTATAATTTAAATCAAATACCTGAAGCAACTGTTGATATCAACTATTGTGTATTGGATTATTCAGATCAAGCAGATGTGGATTACTATTTTATACCACTTATTTTTCTTGAAAGCTTCAATAGTCCTTGTGTTGATATTAAAATTGGCAATTCAAATATTCAAATGCCACTGGATTGGTCCGTTATTATTGGGGATATCAACAGTGGCGATCTGGAAATTATGCCGTTGATATATTTGAATGACAAGGATTTTGATGTATTCACTTATAATCCCATAGATGGCTATATGCCAAAGTTTACAAAATTTGAAGTCATCAATATTTGGCCAGACGTCAAGTGGTATTTTCCCAAATTAAAAAATGGCCATTTATTAGCCGTGCCTTTGGAAGATGGTCCAAAACCACTATGTGCTTATTTTATAAAAGATATTGGTAAAGTACCTGAAGCTATTGATATTAGGAAGCTATTTTGAGAAAACTGAAGCGATCCTAGGATCGCTTCAATATTCGTTATTTTGTTTCGGAAACCTTTAAGGCAGTTTTTTGAGCTCTTTTGACACGACGAGTTCCACCACCATTATTTAGATAACGCCCAAATATATTTGGATCAGCCAGTTCAGCATTTATTTGTGTCCAACCAGCTGTTTCACCGGGTTTGTTGACTGGGAACTTGCTCAAATAGCCACCACTCAACATAGCAGGAATTGGACCAGTCAACTTACCCATAAAATCCCATTTGTTGCCAGGGATTCCTGGTTGAAAATACGCTGGTAAAACAAAGTTGGAAACCCGTGTACTACCAATCGCATATCCAAATGCATCATCTTCCACGGCATCACACATTTCAAAAGCATATAGGTACCCAGATGTGTCAGAGTCCTGTGAAAATACGGTTAGATCAATATCTGGATCAGCAATCATTTCCAGGAGTTCGTGGCTCATAGTAACTGACCAGCTGAGTTTATATTGTAGATCAGTCTTAACGAAAACTTTGCCCATGGGAAGTCCTGCAGGGGTCAAGTCATGATATCCCAATGCACCTTGTTGGTCACTATTATCAAGCAATACTAGCCACCAAGTAGTGGGATCGGGTTTATGTCCCTTGGGTACAAAAATAAGATCTGCATCAATCCCCCAGATTGGTGCAAAGTCTCGATGAATTTGAATTTGAAGTGCATCTGTTATTGGTTTGACATCCGCGTCATGAACTACAGTTGTTTCATTGACGATTGAAATTTTAATTTTGGCCATTTTTATCTCCGATTAAAGCGCCACATTATTTATGTTCAGAGAAAAACAAAGCCCCTGACTTACTTGGGTTCGTCAGAGGCTTTGCCTGAGTCTGCTAACTATTTTCTAGTCTAGCGAGATTAGGATGTTGGTATTGTTGCTTGACCAGGAGCAGTAAGTGTTGTTCCTGTAGCATACCAAGTATAAGAAGTGCCATCATAAGCAACCACAGTGTGATCATTAATTTTAGCAGCATATTTTACGTTGCCTGCGTTTGCAAAATTGACGCCTGGAACTGCTGCATAAACACCACCGGCTGCTACGTTTACTGCGGTTACAACACCTGACGCAATCGTAGAAGTAGCTTGTGCATCTGAACCCAGGGAAGCATTGAATGAAACAAAGGGAGGTGCATCATATCCAGAACCACCGGGGCTAACTGTAACAGTTTTTACAGTCCATGTTCCATTTATGGTTGCTCCAGTACCAGTTGCGCTTCCTGAAAGTGCAATTGGATTTGATGGAACACTTGAGAATAGACCAGGTGATTTGACAGTGAGTTGGTCAACACCCCACCCGAGGTTGAATGTTGCAGTTGTTAATCCACTATTTGCAGTAACAGCAACGTTTGGTGTTACTGGGTTAGCTGGTAATGTTGTGCTTGTATATGATCCATCTGTTGCAAGTGCAACTGATAAAGTACCAATTGCACCGTTTCCTGTGGTTGTTGCTACAGTAATTTGCGCAGGTTGCACATAGCCAGGCCCACTGAAAGTAAATGTGTCGCCAACTGTGAAACCAGTGCCATTTGTTTGTACGTTTGCAATACGAACGTGTACTGAATTGACGGTAACATTTGCTATTGTGGTGTTGGATCCACCTAACAGTTGTAGAGTTTCACCCGGAACATAGTTTGCACTGGTGGTACCTGTACCATAAACTGCAATGTTTCCTGCGCTGTAAAGTCCCACATTTGCAGTTGCGGCAACGCCGGATCCAGATGCCCCATATGGTGTGATTTGAATGGTAGCTTGTCCAGCAGCAGTTGGTGCTGTGTTTTGAAGAGCAACAACTCCTAGGAAAGTGGTATTGGATGTTGCGTTTGTGGTATTAACATAATACCTATGATAATTTTTTTCTTTGATAATGTATCCTGTTCGTGCTTGCGAATCTCCAGATACCCAAGCATTAATGGCAATTTGTTGACCTGTTTGTGAGGTATTGCCGATTAGTGTTTTTTTAAGAGGGCGACCCATGTGTTGTTTATCTCCTTGTGCTGTAGTCTTATTTATGCAGAACCAAAATTTTGAGCCAATTCAAACTTGATATTCCAACTCAAATGTCATAAATTTGTGAGATAGGTGAACTTTTATGGCAGAAGACAAAAAATACAAATTGGATCTATTCAAAACACTGGAATCAATTGATCGTGGTAATAAAACCTATTATCAGAATTTGACTGAAGAAGAGAAGAAGGGATATGCAGCTCTTGTTCTTATGCGATATATGAGCAGTCTTCCAAGTCAAAACTCGCAGGCTGACCTATCTGTTATTTTAACAAATGACATTGTGAATGTGGGTTTTTGGGAATTATCGAATCATCCAGAATTGCAACATCAACTCATGTGTGTGGTTGGAACAGGAGTAAAACAACATCGACCCTGGATATCAAAAAAGAAAACAACGAATACTCCTAATTTGGATGAGTTTTTTTCAAAAATATATCCGGATGTAAATATTACAGAGCTCAACATACTAAAAACTGATTTAACAACCGATGCTTTAGAAACACTGTGTCGAGCACATGGTGAAAGCAAAGCAGATACAAAAAAGATTTTAGAGGATTTAAAGAAATTAGATGCATAAATGTGAATTTTGCAAAAGGTCTTTTAATCGTGAAGACGTTTTAATTAATCATAGCTGTGAAATTAAACGGCGATGGTTTGCCAAAGAAGATCCAGTTAGTCGACTGGCATTTATTGCTTGGAGTCGGTTTTATGAACTCAGCATGCCGAATTCCAGAGTTTCAAGAACTGATTATCGAGAATTTATAGACAGCAGGTATTATACTGGGTTTTATAAATTTGGAAAATATTTGGTCCAAACTGATCCTATTGATGTCAACAAATTTATCGACTTTGTGATCAAAGGTAATATTCCAATGACAGAATGGACAAACGAAAAAATATACAATCAATATGTCGCTGAGTTGATTAAAAAAGAAGAACCGGAAGCTGCATTAGAGCGTAATATTGAATTGATGCAGAAGTGGAGTCAAGAAAGTGGTGAAACTTGGACAGACTTTTTCCGAAAAGTTGGAGCAGGGTCTGTTATACAATGGTTGAAGCGTGGTCGTTTGAGTCCCTGGGTATTGTACAATGCCCCATCAGCTGAAGAATTTTTTGAAAGATGTTCAGCTGAGCAAATTACTTTGATAAAAGATTTAGCACCAATTGCTGTTTGGAAAATAAAATTTTCCCGAAACACTGCGGGTACAAAATTCCTAAAAGAAACCCTAGCCGAGGCTGGACTATGAACCATAAATTGACTGATGAAGAAATGTCAACCATGTATGACGCTGATAAACCACAGGAAGCTGTTCCTGTTACCGGCACTGCCGTTATTCCAAAAAACACTACCAAAGAAGAAAATCAAACAACTTATTTTCTTGCTAAGATTCGATCATTGGAATCTACGGTCAGTACACTACAACAAAAAACTCGTGATCAAGCAACTAGGATCAGCAATTTGGAACAACAGGTTCGACAAATTTCTAGAAAGCTGCCCTAATGTCCGGACGTGGTGATATTGATATTGATTTCCCAGATAGATCACTGGCTTTAGTTGGTGTTGATCATACCCCTGCCAGCATATTTCGAGATGGTGAAATCATTCGTCATAATACAGGTGTTTATTTTCATAAAATGCCAGTTGATCCCATAACGGGCTTGGCCAGCATTGACTATAAATCTGCAGAAGATCGACACTGTTATAAAATAGATTTGCTTAACCTGCACGTCTATGATCGAGTACGAGATGAAGCACATTTATTGGATTTGATGTCTCGACCATTTGATTGGGAACTATTACAGTATCCGGAATTTTGCCAGCAGCTATTTCACATCAGTAATCACTCGGATTTAATAAAAGTCTTAAAACCCAGTTCCATAATTGAATTAGCCATGTTCCTAGCTTTGATTCGTCCTGGCAAAAAACATTTAATAGAACGTTGTAAACATTCGGGATTTTCTGCTATTTCAGCGGAAATTTGGGTTCCTTCGGAAGACGGGTATTATCTAAAAAAGAGTCATGGTGTATCATATGCGCAAGTGGTGGTAATACATGCACAATTGATTTTGGAAGACCTTGACAAAACTGTTTGAATGCCGCATCGTTTCCAGAGTGGAGATAAACAATGAAATTTGAACATCAAATAACTGAAAACATGTTTGGCACACAAGTTGTTTTTGAAACAATTGATCAAAAACACAAATATGTCGTTGAACTGGAGACCAATCCATTTGAAAAACTGATGTCTGTCTCTGATGGGTTTTTATTCAAAGCACCAAATTTACCTGATTCAATTTTAAAACCAGCGTTGGCGTCTCTTTCAGAATCCTATGATCCATTTGATTTTAGTTTGTCATGGGATGAAAAAAACAATTGCCTAACCAGTCTAGTTCGATTTTCTGACATGGAAGATGCCGCTAGCTTTTCAATGGCACATGCACGTTATTTTCAAAAGTGGAGTGATGAAAAGGAATTGGAATCACAGAAGGAACGCAAACCTTTGGAATTTGAAGATATCCTGGATGAAGAAGGCAACCTGGTTGGTAAAAGAGTGCAGATCGAAGTATCAACAATTGATGATTTGGTATAAATATAGCTGTACATAATCAAAAAGGCTATTCATGTCAATACAAATCAAAACCCAAACTCTGGAACTCAACTTCCACAAATTATCTAAAACTGGTGATAAAGAAGCCGTTCTTTCAGAAGATAGAATTGCTATTCTTAAAGAAACACTGGATGAAATAATTCAAGAAATGATTGGTGATCCAGCAATAGTAGTAGAGATTGTTGAAACAAATAAATAAAGAATGCACAGTGTCATTCTCTTAAGTAGTACGACTACCAATCCTTCTGGATTACCAACGCCAATAAATGTGACTGGTCCAAAAACACCTGGTGCCGGCTACACAAATACAGTTGGTAACAATCATACTATCAGTGCTTATCTAGCCAATTTTGTAGGTCGTCTGTATATTGAAGGATCACTTGCAACTGATCCACAGGCAACTGATTGGTTTCCGATTCCATTGACGTTGGATTTGTTACCCTATCAACAGTTTCCCAAAGATCCTGCAAATCCTACCAGTGGTGACTTGGGCGATACTGGTATTGCTACCTACAGTTTTTCAGGAAATTTTATCTGGATCCGAGCTCGCATAGACCGTTCTTATTTAAGCAATCAACCACTGGATCCTGCTTATATTGGATCCATTACTCAGATATTGTTAAATTATGGTACAGTCGGTGGTGTTGCAGGCGGGTTCACCTCACTTGGAGGCGGTCTTCAAATAACAGGACCAACTGGTCCGAGCATGGGTCCCGATGGTCCCACTGGCCCGACTGGTATAATTGGGCCAACTGGTGCTACGGGTGTAACTGGCGCTACTGGTGCAGCTTCTACCGTAACAGGTCCTACAGGAATACAGGGACCAACTGGTCCTGCAGGACTAACTGGCGCACAATCTACTGTAACAGGACCAACGGGTCCCAATGGAGGACCAACTGGACCAACTGGACCGATTGGCGCAGCTTCACAGGTAACTGGGCCAATTGGATCAACTGGTCCTACTGGTTCGACAGGTTCAACTGGAGCTACTGGTCCACAGGGACTAAACACCACATATAATTTTACAGTTGTTTATAATATGGACGGTACAATTAATTCTGTTACTGGGGTACCATCCGGATGGACAACTTCTGTATCAGGAAGTTCAATCACAGTCAGTTATGTCAATTTGGGTTTACCACAAGGCATGTTCTTGTGGGGTCAGCAAGCTATTAATTCCACTCGCTGGACTGGCATTTCAGAATCAAATTCATGCTTCATTGCATATGATATCAGTCAACCAAGTACTTTCGTTATTACCGGATTAACCCCTTCCAATACAGGTACTGTAATTGGTGCTAAAGTTCGAATCAGCATATTTTTCTAAGGAACTTACATGTTTGCATTACCAATAATTTTTATGTTAGCTGACAGATGGTGTGGCGGCGGATTGGGATGGCAATCTAATTTTCCTGGCAGGCCCATATATTGGGTGTTTTTGCCACTAGTGGCTTTATCTGTTTTGATAGCAGGTTGGCCAGCTGGATTAATTAGTTTGGGGTGGATCATCTGGCGTTCACCAGGCTGGTCATTATTTGGTGGTACGATGACACCTAAAAATGTCAAACAAATTGTTGGAACTTTTTTCCGACATTGTTTAATATTGGCGAGTTTGGTGATCGCCGGATTAGTGGGGGTTAGTTTACTGCAAATATTTGTTGCTGGTATTGTTTTTGCGTTAATTGCTACTGGTTTGGCAATTTGGTTGAATTATATGATAACATACTATCCTAACAAGACGTGGGCAAACACTATAGTGGAATTATCGCGTGGATTTGCTTGGGGCAGTCTATTGATATTTGTGTTTACCAAATTCTAAGGCTGGGGAGCTTTTCATCTCTCCATTCAAACCACTGTCGCATCGGCACCAACAAGTTCAAAGTTTGTGCTACCGATTCCAAACATCAGACGGCGAGATCTGAGGGCCGTGTGTCACCAATATTGTACAGAAGCTAGAGAATCGAACTCTATTGGACTGCCTGACCGCAGTTGTTGAACATGTCAGTAGTTCAACTCCAAATTGCTAAATGCTTCCGTTATCCGCATAAAATATCCAATGAGAAAAAATAGTAAGATACTAAGCTCACTCATCAGCCTAAAACTATAAAAGCAATTACTTGCTTTCTTGATATAGAACTCGCTA